CAACTATCTGTAATTTCCTGACCAGCTTAGATAGTTCCTTCCCATTCATCATTCACCCACAGACTTTGAGAACTGAATAGCCCTCTGAAGACACTCCATAGCTTTAGTTAGATCCTGGGATGCGGGGTTTCCTGTCTTCTTCCCAGCCCTTATTATATACTTAAGAGCCATACTGGTCATAGGATTACTTATCCCAAAAGCGTGGGCAATATCCCACACATCGCACTCACTATGTATCAGTTCAGAGTGGTTGATGGGCTTGTAGTATTCAGGCTTGAACTGAACTCCGTTCTGGAATTCATGTATCAGCTTACCCGCCGATGCTGCATCGTCACCCTTCTTAACTTTGGTCATAATTCCTCACTACTCTAGGTGCCCATAGATCTATGGAACCACATTCAATATCGAAATCTTCTGGTTGCAGAATGTACGCACACCTTGCCATTTGCAGTGCGAACAGTTCGTCCTTGCCATGCTTCTCATAGGTTTTTACAATGGCTTCCCACATGGGCACGTTGCTATTAAGAGCCTCATCAAGGATCTTCAGTGCCCTCTTCGGGCCTATAGTGGGGCACCCTGGGTAGTCATCTACAGTGTCACCTGATAGGGTCTGGAGGTAGAAGTTCTTAGATGCCGTGTCCCTCCCAACCCACACCACACCTAGGTCCGACTTGTCCCAATTATAGTGGTACCCTGGGACTGTAAGCATGTCCTTGTCGATACTACACATGACCTTTACGGGGCTGCCGGTCATGCGGGAGTCCTGATCGTAGCTGCCACCCCATACACCAAGGATATCGTCACCCTCTAGCCAAGGTTCCTCAATCACCTCCCAGTTATCGTAAACCCACTGCTTCAGTGGGTCCATCAGTACGGGTTTCCTTTTGCCCTTCCTGGATTTCTTGTACCCGTCATACACCATCTGCCTGAAAGACCCAGCCTTGCTGGAAAAGCACATCTGAACATCGACCTGTGCGTCAGGTACATCAGACCAATTAACTAAACTCTCAACGATATCATCTATGAAGTTATCCATATCAGTTATCGCACTTGGCAAGTTACCAGAGTATGTCCACTGACCATCGGACCACTCTATTGAGGTCTCATTCTTGAATCCAAATTTATACAGTAGTACATCAGTATCAATGTAAGCTTGAATCTCCATCAGTGCGTATCTCCCCATGTTTTACCTATCTTGTATTCGCCATCCAGTGGGCACCGTACTCCTAGAGTTTCTCCTGCCCACCGTAGTGCATCGACTGCCTCCAGCCCCACGTGTTCCCCCATCTCCTCGGTAGCTACCTCTATCTGCCATTCATCGTGGACAGTGAGGCACCAGTTCCAGCCTGAGAGGCCAGACTCAACCAGTCTCTCGTGTAGCCGCACCTGTGCCCACTTCATAACCACCGCACCATCACCCTGGAGTAGAGTATTAATGCTTGAGTGTTGACTCACACTCTCGACGATTCTCCCGTCAAGGAGTTTGATCCACCCCCTATCATGCGCTTTCTTGCAGGCACTAAGAAGCTTACCCAATGATGGTATCTTTTCAATGAGGGCTTTGCGTGATGCGCTGCCCAGCTTCGGTATCTGAGACTCCGGCACACGGGTGCCACTGTTATTCCTAAGCTGTCGATCCTTGACTACAATTGTACCAAGCTTGTACAGTCCAGCCCCATACAGGAAGGCGTAAGTCCAGGTCTTCTGTGTTGACCTGTCCTTAATCCCAGTACCCTTCATGAACGCTATGTGTGGGTCGCCACTTAGGATCTCTTCAGTGAAAGAACCTTTGTCATAATTGTGTAGCCTGTTAGCCAGCATACGTAGCTCAAGACCAGAAGCGTCAATACCAACGAGAAAACTATCTTCATGCACAGGACCGAATAGATCTCTACACTCCTTCCCGTATAGAGATCCCACGGAAGGAACCTGTGCCAGGTTTGGTTTGAAGTGTGATGATCTACCTGTCCGAGCTCCCGTTGTGTGGATCGCTCCATGTATTACACCCCCATCCTCGAGCTTGAGCCATGCGTTAGAACCCTCTGCAACCTGACCTATTCTTTTATCCAGTAGCTTGTAGTTGAGTAGAGTTTCGACTGGCTTGTAGTCCAAGGAGGCGAGAGTTCTTTCGTCCACCTTGGGTTGACCCTCGGGTGTGAACTCCTTCGGAACCCAGCCATAATTTTCAGTGAGCCTCTTAGCTATCTGCGCGTTGCTACTTGGGTTGAACTCCTGCAATTGTATCTTGCTCAGTGTCCCCCCAGGAGCGTACCCAAGTTTCCTGTTGCACACCTTGGGTGTGAACTCCCCCTTCTGGATGAAGACAGGCTTGAATATATCCTGTAGTTCCCTGCGTATGTCCTCCCTCTTCTGTAGCAAGTCACCGTACAAACGTGCAGCGTCAGGTGCATTGAACCCCACACCGTGGAGTTCTTGTATGTGTAGTATGCGTGTCACCTTAGACTCAGCGACCATTGACTCAAAGCTGAACCTGTCCGAGTAGCCGCTAGGCTTATAGTTTGTAAGGTAGTCAAGCAGTTTCACATTGACAACCACATCCTGCCTACAGTATTGGAGCATGTCATCTGTAAACCTAGACCAGTTGGCGTTCTTGTGGTAGTCACCCTTGTGCGCGCCGAGCCGCACCCCCCATGATTCCAGGGAGTGCGACCCAATCATTCTCTTCTCCATGTTCTTAGCAATGTCCATCAACCTGAGATTAGATATGAACATCATCCTGCTTATTGCGAATGTATCAAGAAGCAGGCTAGTTAGCTTAACACCAGGATAGAGTTTCTCTATCACTGGTATGTCAAACCTTGCTATGTTGTGCCCGGCGAGTAGGTCTGCTGATGACAGGAACTCAAGGGCATCATTGATCCTATCAGGCCCGAAGACATGCTCCTCTTCTGTATCTATATCTCGAGCTACTACACAGTGTATCCTGTTGACCTGTTCGTACAGGCCATTCGTTTCGATATCAAAAAGGCACCTCAATTTCTTCCTCCCCGTTCTTGTCCGTTAGTCTCCCAGTCTCCTGTGAGTATTGCAGAGTGCAAGCTACTCCAGTCTCCCCGGAGAATCTGTTCTTTAGTATCCGAACGGTAACCTCGTTCGCCTCTTCCTCACTCTGTTGGTCCCGCTCTAGTCCTATCACACAGTCACTCAGTTGCCCAAGGCTCGCGCTCCCCCGGAGTTGGGCGAGGCTTGTCATGGCTCCCTCCTCATGACCCTTGTTACCTTGGGGTCTCTTGAGGTGTGAGACAACAAAGAATATAATGTCAAGCTCCTGGGCAAGACTGCGTATCTTTGTCATCGTGTTGTCAATCAACCTGCGCTCATCTCCATCCTCAACACCACTGACCATGATGGAGATGTGGTCGAGTACGATGGCATCACACCCACACCCCTTCACCATGTACCTTATCTTGGTGATGAGGTTGTCTATATCTATGCTCCCCCAATGGTCGTAGAGGTAGACGTTCCCAGTACCCAGTGTCTCCTTGAAGGCATCGTTGAGCTCTTCTTCATGGCAGTCCTCCCGCACTGATGGGATATGGATAGGCTTGTTAAGTGCAAGGCCCATCAAGGCTTGACCCGTTCTCCTGACAGACTCCTCAAGACACACCATACCAATCGTTAGGTTCTGGTTCAGTAGGCTATACGATATCTCTCGGACCAAGGCTGACTTGCCTATGCCTGACCCTGCTGTTATGCACACAATCTCCGAAGACCTGATGCCATGCAGTTTATCGTTAAGGCCAGAGAAGGGGTAGACATAGGGTGACTGCTCATCGGCCCGCATTACCTGGTCATACAATTCCTGACCCGGAATGATACCGTCAGGTCTGTATTCCTTAGCCCCCCACATGGCAGAGATAATCGCCTTGGGTTCCCCCGCTACCAGATGCTCGTTCGGATCTTTTCGGGAGAGCTTGGCTATCTTACACTTACCTGGTGCGAAGAGATCTGCACACTCTATCGCAGCATCCCTGCCGGGTGTATCGTTATCAAACATGAGGACAATCTCATCGAACCCCTCGAGGTATTCAAGGTTATCCCTGAGAGATTTAACGGCACCCGCTGCACCATTCGGAACAGACACAACGGGCCATTGATCTCCCTGGCAGGTTGACACACTCAGTGCATCAATCTCCCCCTCAGTGATAACGATCTTCTTCCCCTTGCCCCACACTTGGGAGCCAAACAGCCCAGCCTTCGATGGGTCTCCAACCCAACTGAACTTCTTGCCCCGCATCCGAATCTTCTGGGCCACGGGATTACCGTGCTTGTCATGGTAGGTGGCGGCGTATGCCGTATCACCCCGGTGCTTCACCTTAAGGTATCCGTACTTGCGACAGGTCTCGGCAGGAATACACCTGTTAGAGAGTGCTTCATACTCTCCAAGCAAGAGACCTGAAGTAGGCTTGGGACTACCCAGTGATGCCTCACCGTTAGGCATCTTATAATACCCACACCCCATACCGAAACACTTCTCGTAGCCATCTTCGTACACACCCACGTTATCTTTGCTCCCGCAATCTGGGCATGGTGTGTGATTGACGCATGTACCGTGTGCTGCTGACAATATTATTCCCCTTATGAATCCGTGAAGGGGGGCTTGCGCCCCCCTCTGTTCTAATCGTTCAGTCCATGAGCGTACACATACTTGACATACTTAGAGCCGTTCTCCGCAGTGCGGGGTGAAGACTTGATGCTGTACCCTGCACGCCTAAGCTCTTCGATTCTAGCAGCCAAACGAAAACATCCAAACTCTACAAGAGCTTGGACTTGTGTGATGCTATTCCTCTTCTTTAGATACTCAAGGACTTGAACCCTCTGGCTCTTACCCACCTTATTCGTTCCTATTGTAACTGTCATGGCTCCCCTTTACTTTTTATGTTGTTGAAAATACTTACCATCCAACTTCGCACATCGAGACATGGACACTTGCTACCCTTGATTAGGTCGCAGTGCCCAAGAACCTCAATTCCTGGGTACAATTTTTTCCAATACGAAACAACAGTTCCTAATCTCTGAAGCTGGGGCAGAGAAAAGTTATCCCCTGCCCCAGACTTATGATAGAGACCACCAACCATAATCACACTAACGCTAACGTCATTGTAACCTGGGGTGTGCGCTCCTATCTCATCGGAGAGCCTGCCTAATTGCAAGCTCCCGTCCCTCTTGATAAGTCCATGATACCCAGACAGGCTCCCGAGTGGTGACTGTATACCCCTACGAACGTGCCACCTATGAACCTCTTCAATGTCAACCTCCCTATCCCAGTCAGTCATGGTGCAGTGTACTACACCATACTTGGTAGCTCTCCTCATCCCTACTCCTTAATCCACTCGAGTGGGACAACCAAGTCTGCGTAAGGGAACCCATGCTTATTAGACCATGCAGCATAGGTTGTCTTTGAGTTCCTTCTTAATTTTGTGGAGGATCTTTCAAAGACAAACCGTATGTCAGCTTTAGGGTTATGCTCTTTAACTTTAAGCATCTTAGTCCTATCCTGGGAACGCATCCATCCTTTAGCCTCTACGTATATAGTCTTGCCCGAGTCCGTTATGATAGTGAAATCAGGTGTGTACTTGTGAGTAGAATGCCAAAGCAGAACGTCCTTCTCATACCAACAGTCAGCAGTATGCTGAACCAGGTTGGCTAGGATCTCTGCCTCCAGGGAAGACCTGACGGTGACCTCTTCATTACGAAAGGTCACCGTCTGCCTATACCCATGTGGCACATACACCCTACGCTTAGAACCCGTCATCTTCCCCGTCGAATGTTCGGGTCAGACCATCGTCCAATTCAACAGGCACCCGAGTGTCAGGTGACGCTGATGTTTCGTATCCCTCTTCCGAAGAGAACCCTTCTGATCCTCCGCTGGACTTGGGACCAACAAGCTCAATCACCTGGACTCCTCTAATCCTCAGTTGGATACCGAGTCCAATAGCAGGGACACAGTAAGGCCGGAGTTGGGCACTGATCTTGATCTTGGAACCGCCCCAGATCTCATCGGTAATTGGGTTGAGCTTGGCATCGAAGAGCTCAGGCTTGTTGGGAACCTCTTCACCAGTCTTCCAGTTCTTGATAGAGGCTGGGGTCTTGAACTTGAAGAGCATACGCCCAGTCTCCTGACCATCTTCATCGACCTCATTATCGTAGGGCAGAGGTGCCTTCTTCTTAAGATGTTGGGGCTTGAAGTTCTTCTTCTTCCAAGTAGCAAGTTCGGCAGGAGCATCATCAAGTGCCTTGTCTATGGACTTTATGAGTTTCTCTGCTGCGTCCCCAGACAGTGCCAGCTTGACATTGTACTCTGGCCGAGACTGCTCGTTATATTGGTCGGGCCTATTAAGCTTGGGCCAGACCGCATGTCCTTCTTCAGTAACTACGCTGTTCATTCCGCTCTCCCTTTTGTGGTTTTATTTCAACTTGCCGTACAACTCAAGACCGACAACGCAGTTTTGAATTTCGCTAGTAACCTTGTCGAGTATGTCGAGTGCAATTGAATCCTGCTTACTCACCATGTCCTCATCAAAGTCGTATACTTTAAGTACACCAACACGCTCTGATTCCAAACCTGCAAGGACGCCGAGCATACTAGCATACATGCCAGTCATCCTTGATGTGTTACCTCTGAACACATTCTCATCAGAGGTAGGTTCCTGATTTCCTGCTATCATATCTAAATACATATCTCCTCGAGCTTATCCCTCATAGGTCCGGGTCGCGTCCTGTTGCAAGTATCTCTAACTCAAGATACACAGGAAACGGGAGTCCCTCTCCCGATGAGACCCATGACATTGCATCATTCAAGACGCTATCATCTTCGGACAGTTCAAGTATCATCGGACCTTGAACTTCTTGCTGCTTAACCGGGTAGGTATGTCAGCCTTACGCAATTCATTACCGTGCTTGGGGCAGATAGTATCCGGTG